GTACACACTTACCATCTTGTTTTGCAAGAATAGTTGTACCTTTTTTCCAAGGTTTTTCTGGTAAATCATCAATAGATGCACAAGTTAAACCAGTCTCAGCTACACCGTATTTACCATCAGTACCTTTTACGATACTGTCATTAAAATCTAGTTTCACTGGGTTAGTAACTGAACCATCACCTTCAATAGCACCTGCTGTACTTACAGATGAAATAGATGCAGGCACATTTACACCAAGTTTACCACCAGTATAAGTTACAGTACTTCCATCGACATAATCAGTTAAATCAACTTCATACTGTGATTTTTCGGTATTTGCTTTAATACCACGTCCCATATTTTCAGGGATTACTACACGTTTTTTCTTCATTTAAATCTCCTATAATGCATTGCCAGCTACACTATTAGTCGGTGTTTCAACTTCACGAAGTTCTACTTTACTTGAGCTTGTAGAAAGATTTGTTACGTAAGCTCTATAAGCATGTGAAGCTCTACCAACAGCACCCTGTATATTAAACGCATCATCAGGTAAATTAGTAATAGATAAAGTTAGTGGAAACTCTGAATATGCTGCAGAGAAACTTACTCTACGTTCAATCGGAGTTTCATGTACTGGTTTACGCCCTACAGTCTCAAGAGGGATTAGTTCAGTAACTGCTACCCCTTCAATAACTGTATTAGGGTCTGGATTAGGCTGACCTGAAGTATATTTTTCTGCACGTACTGTGATAGAAGTTGCTGTAGCATAACCAATAGTAGCAGATACACCAATAACAGTTTTCTCAGTAGTATCTTCTATTTCTTCTACTGGGTCAGTAGTTTCAGATTTATCACAAGTTACACTATGACCATATCCTAGTTCTACTTTACCAAATGCATCTACGAATAATACATCTGGACATGCAGGAACAGGAACTTCTAGTTTAGAACCATCTGGTTTAGTAATAACAAGTTTACCGTCTTCAAGTTTAGCATCTTCGAATAAAGAGTCACCCTTATCCCCTTTATCACCATTAGTACCGTTAATACCATCAGCACCTTTAGGACCTTTAAGAGATTCTAGGAAATCAGCTTCTGAACCAGTATTACCATTTGCTAACCATAAGTCATATGCTGATTTACCATTTACACCGTCTTTACCGTCATTGCCATCACGTACTTGAGGTAAACAACCATTAATATTTAGATTAACTGTTTTCATCTGCTACCTCTTTTGCAACTTTAACATCTACACCTAAGAATGGAGCTTCTTCACCACAACTGTTGATTTTAACTAAATCAGTTAGCTTAACAAACAGTTTTGATTGAGCATCTAGTTTATCTGATAAACCTTTAACTGCATCATCTAAATCATCAATACGTTTAGATAATTTAGCCATAATGCTAAGAGGTTTTTCTGCATCCAATCCGTGAGTTAGCTCAAGTGGTACTGTCATATAAGTACCATCACTGAATGTTACTAAAGCTTCATTACCTACTTTAGAAATAGATTCGATATCTACAGTAGGGCAACAATGGGATTTAGAATTAAGTTCTTCTAATTTATCTTTTGCTGCTTGAGCTTCAGCCTGAGCTTTCTTAAGCTCTTCTTCAGCAGCTTCCAAACGTTTTTTACATTCTTCCACTTCTTTCTTTTCCTGTTTACGATTTTCATAAACAGTTTCGGTTTTGCAAGGAACACAATAAGACATAAGTTCTCCTTACTTTTGTTTAATTTGACGTACAACTAAACCAACTAAACCTAAACCAGTAATAAACCAATGTTTCCACTGTTCAGGTAGTAAGTCAGCTACCGCTTGTACATTCGCATCAAGGACTGGGGTAATAGCTACACCAGCTAATACCCAGTTAGACCAAGAACGAATTGCATCTTTAAATTTAAAAAATTGCATACGATTCCTTATTATTTGATTGTGAATACATCGTAGTTAAAGTTCATACCAAGTACGTATTTATCATGGTCATTGATGATTACACCAACCAGATTAGAAGCTAGACCTCTACCTGCTGTAGCATAGTCACCTGCAGCAATTAAAGATTCATGGTCAGGTTTTTCCCCATAGCCTTTTAATGTACCACTATTCCATAAAATTAACGCTAATTGGTTAGTATAGTTTGACGCAGCAATATATGGAGCATCACCTTCAATTTTAGAGTCAATCCAACGTATATCTCCACGGAAGATTACATCATCTCGATATGCACCTGAACCTTCTAAGCGTACAGCTTTAGATTTTACTCGCATAATACACCCATGAACGTTTACAAAAGTATCTACGTTTACCATGCCGGCAAAAACACCCGAAATACGATTATCATCCGCACCTTCATATTTATTCCAAATATGAATGTTTAATCCTCGTAACTCTACTTCACGACAATAAAGTCTATCACGAATAACTACTGGGCTTTCGCCATAATGCGTGAATTTAACTCGAACATTAATAGTAGGTCTTGGGTAGTTTTTAGCACAATATCCTCGATAATAAATATTAGATTGAATATCATCTGGGAAGCTATTATCTACAATATTTCCATAAGCTTTAAATATTAACTTAGCAGATGGTAAACTACTATTTACCCAATCAAATTCTTCATTTTCATGCAAGTGAATATAGTAAGTTGCAGTGGTATCGCCAATACGGTCAAGAGTTGCTTGAATTGTACGCATTGGTTTTTCACGAGTACCAATATTAGCGTCATCGCCGGATACAGATGATACAAAATAGCTAATTTGAGTATCTTGATTACCAACGTATAAACCATCTTCTACAAGTTTAATTTTATTATCGGAACGTCTAGATAAACCTACAGAAAGTACTTTATCTTTACCGTTACCAACAATAGATTTACCATCTACAGCTACAGAATTACCACCTAAGATTGCAGATGTACCATTAGCATAAGTAACTTTTACACCACCTTCTACAGGCTCAATTCGAGTAATGTAGTTAGGGGTAGCTTTATTCATACCAGCTGGGATTAACGCAAGAATTTCTTCATCGGTTAAACCTAAAGCTTTAAGTTGGTTAGCTTGGTTACCTAAGTCATTTTCATGTCTGCCTACTTGCTGTCTTAACTTATCAAGATTTTCTTTATAAGCTTTAATTTCAGCATAGTTACCACGAGCCATAACTTCATCTTCACGAGCTTTTTCATCAACATAAGCTTTTTGTGCTGCTTCTAAGTTACGAATAGCTTTTGCTAAAGCATCAGCATTTGCATCTTTTTGGTTAAAGATATAGTCTTTTAATGGTTTAAGGATTTTACCTAACCAAGATTCAGATACTCCTGCTTTACCAGTAGGTAAAATTTCTAATGAGTTGTTATCAATAAAATCAGTTGGTTTAATAGATACATAACCTTCACGGTCTACTTCTAAACCAGAACCATCTTTCACTAAATCACGTAGGCCTACTTCCCATTTATCTGAAGCAGTATTGAAATAGAACCCTTTTTGTTGGTCTAAATCATGTTCTGCTACAAATTTAGGTAATTCTAAAGTAGTACCATTAGCATTAGTAATTGATAAAGTACCATCTTTGTTTTTCTCAATATGACCGAATTTAGTCATAGGGATAGTAACTTTAGAACCATCAGATAAATCTAAACGAAGTTCTAACGCACCTGTTTCTGCGTTTGGTAACACAGCAAAACCTTCAACACCTTTAAGGTCATTGATAGCTTTTTCTAATGCTTTATCTTTTGCTTCTAATTCTTTGATTTTCGCATCATATTCACATGAAGTAATGAACTTACACCAGCCAGCTTCTTTAGAAGGATATACCGGATTTTCACATTCAGTTTTACAACCACATGGGTCACATGGGTCAGCTACTTTTTCATGAGTAGATGCTTTAACATCTTTAGTAGCAATCCATACATTACCATCGTGTTGAACTACTGCACCTGTTTCATAATCTTCATAAGTACTAAATTCTGGAATACCTTTTTGGAATAGGTATTTCAATAAAGCACCTTGATAGAAGAAAACAGTGTTTAAGTCTTTTAACTGTAAATCACCTTCAAGTGATTCTAAACCGTATTCAAAGTTTTTATTCGCAACATTAGCATAGTCTTCTTTGGCTACTACTACATTAGTACCAAATTTAACAGGCAAATAATCGCCTTGCATTGCGTTCACTCCAAACACTTTAACAGTATTAGGTCTATTGATTTGCATATTTAATCACCTGTTTATGAGTACTTGAAATACTTGATGGACGTTGGTTTGTAGCTTTTACGATTAAACGAGTAGAGAGAGTCTTCGGAACAGTCTCTGCTACAGTTTCGGATACTACAACCATTTTGGCATCCACATCTTTGTGTTGTTCTGCACGGTGTGCAACAATCACGAGTGGGCTGGCAACTGAGGACGTATACGACTTTTCTGATACGGTTGCACCCACAACTTCTTTGTGTTGGTCTACAGCACATCTTGAAACTCCAAGAGGATTTAACGTGTTGCTATTATCTACAACTACTGGATAACTTAATAAGTTAGCAGCAGAAGAAGCATCATTAATGAAATTACCAACAGTTCCTTTCATACCTAGATGGAATCCACTCGCACTAAACTCTGGGAAACGGTATTGTTTTAACGCTTCTGTCCATGCCTGTCTTACAGGACCAATAGGTAAGCGTTCCACCATTCTTGATAGAGCTTGATGCAATTCTGGATAACCGGCTAAAGAACTATATCTATTCCATTCTACCCATCCATCAGGAATGTCTTCAGTAGAAAGAATATGAACCAATGAACCAATAGGTAATTCTTTATTAGTGTTAGAGCTTGTACCAAATCTATTTGAACCAAGAACTCTAAATAGCTCTGGATAGATTACTCGGTTAAACTCAGCACCTTCTACATAGTCCATATACCCGTCTAGTTGAGCATTTACTGGAACAGTAAGAATTGTACCTACAGGATTGGTATCTTTAGGTTTACCATTCGGATAATCATTATGATGTGATGCATTTGGTTCAATGACAAATCTTCCCCAATGAGAAGTTTGTGAAACGTGTTTAACGTTTTCATCAGTAAGAGATACATACAATGCACCTTCATACGTCACAATAGAACCTTTAGAATAAGCAACATTTAATGAAAATTCTGGTACACCACGATGAAACAAATAACTCATATTACTTGTTACAAAGTTTAATGCACCGTTAAATAATTCAGGGGTAACTTCTTTTGTTCCTGTCTCATATGCTACAGTGTCTGACAATGCAAATGCATTCTGAGACTCAGAAGGAAGATACTCACCTTTTACGTTAGTGCGTTTACCTAGTTTTGCAAACTTAGCAAAAATAGGAAATTCACCTAAAATACGTTTTAACATTAGGCAGCTCCTTCTTTAAGCAAACGTTCTTGGTTATCTTTCATAACATTAAGAACATTATTCTTAGGAAGTTTATAATTCAAACGTTGTCTATTAACGTCTTCGTTATTACCCCATTTTTCAGATTCTTTAATCTGTTTTAGTGCCTTAGCACTAGCTTCTTCTGAACCAAGGAATAGAGCATCAGTTACTGCATCACTTGCTTTGAGATGTTCTAAAAGTAACTTATTAGCATCTTGTACTTCTAATGCATCTTTTAGTACTCTCATACCATGAGTAAATGCAGCATGCTGTTTACGCATACTTTCGCTATATTCAACCAAGTCATTTTTATATTTCGTGTAATCTTCACAAAGATTTGCTTTGTATTCTTCCATAAGACGGGTTAAACCGCATTCATATTGAATATACATATCTTCGAGTAGCTTAACATTACAGTTAATTGTCGCCATTGCTTCTTTAAAAGAAACTTCATGACGATTAATTTTTTCTTGGATGTCGTCAAGCTGACACACAAAATGTTCAATACGAGGTGCTAGTTCTGAGATTACCGGCAAGTTTTTTTGAATAGATACAATAGCATTTAAAGCATCAGATACTCTTACAATATCACCAAGATATTGATTAAGACCATCAAGCTTATACATCTCTCTACCTACTGTATCGACAGTATGAAGATTTTCTGCAATATGCTTTAAAGTACCTAAATGAAAATACACTTGCTGAACCATAGAAAAAGCATCAGGTGTGAACTGATGTGAAACTAATTGGTTGGGTTCATTAAGATTGTGCATAGGCGGATGTCTATGAAACATTATAACCACCCTCTTAACATAGGTCTGATATTAGTACCTACTGTTGTTACAGTACCAATACCTTGTAATTTAAGCTCTTCTGTAAGTGTTTTAAACTTAGCAAACAGAGCATTGCTTTCCTGTAAATGCTCACCACCCATATTCTGTAACACCAAACATGCAACATAAGTTTGTAGAGCAGTCCTGTATGAAGATGGAATGGATATAGGATACTCACTACTCATTGGTTCTGTTAGTGGAATTTCTGGATGTTTTGCCTGATACTTAATCACTAAGTAATTTTCTGGAGTTCTGCCATTGACTTGAACACAGTTGTATTCTGGAGTGTGGATACTGAACGAACCATAATCATCATTGATAGCGTATTCTCTACCTTGTGTAGAATGTACTGACAAAATATGAAGGACATCATTCTGGAATGGTTTCTCAACAGTATCCATAATGTAACCGCCATTTCTAATCGAATAGTAGTCATCAAGGTAATACCGAGTAGTCCCATCCCTTAACTGAATTATCACTTCATTTTGCTTTAGAGGAAAATTTGAATAGAAGTATTCAAGCCCTTGATTTAAAGCTTGAATAACTTGCGGCACTCTATCAGGATTTAATTCCCAAGCACCGATTGGAACAAGAGGTGAACTTTGTAATTCACCTAATGCAATAGATTGTAAGAAATCTTTTAACTTCACCATAAAACTTATACCAAATAATCATTTATTCTTAAATCACTACCTGTATTGGTTTCATTGAAGAATGGGTCGATATCGTCCATTTCTTGTGAAGTTCCTTTACCAAGATTAGCTTGTTGCTCTGAAGGATATACAATAACCATTTGGTCTAACTGTGATATCATATCAATAGCATCATCATGTACAGCTTTAATACCATCAATAGTTACAGTAGACAATTCTTCGAGCAGTTCTTGTATTAAGATACTATCTTTCATTTCTTCTGGCAAGAAGAATTTCTTTTGCTTAAATACTGGTTCTGTCAAGCGGAATCTATCCATTTTATTTGTACGAACAGCAATACCTTCTTTCGTACTTTCTCTTCCTCTTGCTACTGTAAACCAGATGTTACGTCTTAACATCTCATCTTTAATCAAAGGAACAAAGCCCCCTTGTTGCCCTGTTACTTCTATCCCTACTGACATAGGATTATATTTAGAAACAAAATCGAATATCTTATTAAATGTATCGTTCATTAAGAATCTTCCTAATGCACCATCTACAAGATACCTATTCTGTTTATTATCTACAGCCCATACACCTATTACAGTATAGTCAGCTTTTCTATGGGTAGAAGTAGCAAAGTCGGTAGTGATATACCAGTTATATCTACGTTTATTCTCTAGAATCTCTTTTCTCTTGAACCAAGAAATATCTTCATCAAGAATTACTCTATCCTCATCACTCGCAATACGCAGCATCAACTCTTGGTTAAATGCTTTAACTCTTCCTAGTTTTACTGCTTTCTGGAACTTATCCATCATCTCATCATAAGAGAAACGTTCTTTCCAAGCTCCATTAAACTCATTTCTAGCACAAGGAAACTTCGTACACATCGGATATACATTTGCTTCCCATGCACCGGATTCAATCGCTTGATACAATGGGTCTGCTTTGTTAAACGGAGTACCAGAAAAAATAATTTTATTTCTTTTCGGGTTCATCGCATTATCGACAGCTTTATATATCAAGTCATAAACTTTCTCGAGCTGCACTTTAGAGTTAGCCATTTCATCCGAAATCAAGTCATCTAGGATAGCTAATACAGGACGGTCACCATTACGTTTAAAACCACGAACACCTGAACTTGCACCAAACAATTTTACATACGTTTCTTTGCCTTCAATGTTCTTAAACACTAATTCACTATCTGTAAACTTAGCTTCAGGAATGTATTGTTGTAAAAATTCAGAGTGGTTATATCTTGCTTCTACGTTAGTACGAAGAGATTTAGCACCATTCTCCATACTATCTGCTACATAAATAATTACATTACACTTACCGAGATAGGGTAATTCATTAAACAGAGCCAAGTATAAAACTAGCATCTCTCCCATCACTACTGTCTTACCAGCACCACGTAAACAGAGATTAGCAATTCTCATATTACTTGAACCAAGAGATTCAACCATACGATAGTGAAACAGAGGTGAAGTCTGAATATCTTCTTTACCGGCATTCACCATCTTAACGAAGTTCATATACTTCAAAGCAAACTCAGTAGGGACATAACTCTTCTCCCATTCTTCATAGTCTACTTCTCTAAGGTATTCTTCTACTGTCTTTGCAGCAACAGTCTTATCCATTGTTATCCGCCTCAATAATCACTGCTTCACTTACATCTTTTAAACGCATCGCCCCACTGTTCAGCAGCTCACGCTGCTTCCCAGATAGGCTCGCTAATGCATCAGCAAGATGACCAATAGCACCATTATCTTCTGTAGAAATCTTCAATTCAGCTTGTTTAATCTCAGGTTGTTTCAAATGTGTCATTAAACTATTTGCAGCATCACTTCTCACTTTAGGACTCACTTTATCATCAGTCATAATCTCTACTTGAGTCTTTACAGCCATATGAAAATAGTCTTGATACATAATATGCGTAGGGACCATGAGCTTAGCCATAATCTCTACTACTACTTTATTCTTCGCATAACTATTCGCATATACATACAAGTTAGCATTAGAAATCCCTTCTCTAGCCATCCTTTCTATACGCTCAGGAAAGGTCAAGCTATACGCCCTAGTATCAGTATATCCTGCCATCTTATAAGAACAGAACTTCACAGCTTTCACATAATCAGCAAACTTTATCCGTTCCCCTTCCTTAATAACATCAATAACCCCTACTAGATTATCCCTATAATGCTCCCTCATCACAGAGTCCATTCCTACAATAGACTCATTCATCATCTTCACACATTCTTCCAGAGTCTCTCTATTCACCTTTCTAGGATAAATCTTCTGCAACCCTTCTACAGATAATAACTCTGGTTCTGGTTCTTCCAATATAGATAAACTTACTTTCTTATCAAAGTCTACATCTACTTCTTTAGGAAAGTCCCCCCTAGCTAACGCTCTATCAGCCTTTTGTTGCTCTTTATCTACAAGAGATACATCTTGTTTCTTAAAATTAAATTTAGCCATATTAACCCCTTATACCAATATTATGAAACCAGAGCATAATACATGAACCAAACAAATTCAACAATAACAAACACTACTACCCACACCATACGTCCCCTAATGGGGACGGAAAGAAAAGAAACTAATCTCCTATATACATATTTCTTTCTTGTCCCCAATCTCCAAGTATATAGATAAAAAAAGCCCCTCTTCCAAAGTGGAGAGGGGTTATATATAAGGAAATTTATTCATGAAAATCAACTGCCCAGAGGCATATACAATATACTAAATTGAACCAAAGAAAACAATAAAAATATATAGGGATTTTTTTATTTTTAGGGTTGGGGAAATTTATATTATATATAAGTAAGTTTTTCAAAATTTTTCTATAGACCAAAATCATAATTTATATAAGTAAGTTTAGAACACCTATAACACACAGATTCCCTCTTGTGTAGTATCCCCCCCCCCCTATGTAAACTTCTTACACTTACGCTACTCGCTGTGCTCGTAGCTTTTATCTCTGGCAATTCTGCCATTTTAACTTAGTATACTATAGGAGATTTATTATGTTTGGTCTTAATACCGCTATTCGTTCTGTTGCTACTGGTGTAGCTGCTTCTGTTGATTCAGCATCTCGTACTTTTGTTGGTTCACTTACTTTAGTTGAGACTGCTGTTACTCGCAGATTAGATGAAAAAGTACAAAAAGCTAAAACATTACAGTTACATGCTGAAATCTATAAAGATGTGCAAGAAACTGCTAAGTCTACTGGTTTTACATCAGTAGAAGAAATGAAAGATAAAGTATCTTCTTTCATGGATTCTTTATAATAAATAAGGGGATATTAATCCCCTTTTTATTTTTTATTACACTAAATAATTACACTATACATACACTATACATACACAAGATAAACACTGTATAGACATACAAATAAATATATTCTTATATAAAATAAATAAACCAATAGCCTTATAACTATTGGTTCTCTTACATAATACTCTATAAATAAATACTGTATATTTATATACTCTATTATATACTTTATCCTTAACAGGGGTATTATAACTATATATCATACTACACATAATAGTCTTAGTAAACATAATACTTTATAACTTATAACCTATCATAACTATACTCATAAAAGAAATGTATAAAAACTTACTATAAAAATATACATAGTCATAATACTCTCTAAATAGCGTTCTAATGGACTTTATTATAAATTAATACAATCTATCATCTCTATAAAAATAGCTCTTATATGCTTCATTTTAACCCATTATATCTTTAATACACTAATACTCTATACTCTAAAGATTATAATAATATCTATCTTATAGTCTAATGGGGGGCAATTTAAGGTGATATAACTACCTAATAACTACCTACATAACACTCACTTCGTTCGTGTATTTATATATGGACTAATAACAATATTATGGAGGAATATACAATGTTTGATGTTCAATTAGTAGTGGATTACAACCGTACTTTTGGTACAAGACTAAATCCAGAGGCACGTTATAGTAAATTTACTCTAGCTTCTATGCGTAGAAAGCTAGCAGAACGTGGTGTATATGGATATACATGGTCTTATTAGGACTCACTACGTTCGTCCATTTATTTATGGGTTTAACCAAGAGCATCTCTCATCTGCGTACTCTCACATCTTATACGCATTCTAGAACGTTCGTTCTGTCCAAATATAGGTGCTCTTCATTAAGCTCAACTAACTAAACCTATACAAGTAAAGGAGGTATATATGTTAGTGTTTGGAACCGATAACAAAGGTTCAGAGTTCTCTGGTTCAGATTTAGAAATCCTTAAAATATGTGGTTTCGTAAGTCCAGATTGGCGTAAAGAGTGGTTAGAGACTGGTGAAGTGCAAGCTTCAGTGGACTATAACACTATTCTAGTATGCCTAGAACTCTCATATTAATCGAGTTTGACCCAACTCTGTAAATGGGTCATTTATTTCAATAACATTATGGGGATATCCAGTGGAAAGACAAATTCTTAACCACATTGTTGATATCGAAGACAAAACTGTCTCTCTTGCTCTAATTGAGGCTAAACAACGTTATGTATTTGAAACTTCTAAGAATAACTTTATTAAAGTTATTTCTGATGAAGACAATACTGTTGTTTATGAAGAGATGTGGTACGACACATATAACGAAACCATGCAAACACTAACATTCAGAGCTGTATTCGGTTCTGTTGTTGGTATGAAAGGTGTCGTTACTAAACGTGTCGATGTCTTCAGCGTCAGCATTGTGCATGAATAAGCTTCAGAGTGTAGTGAGCTCGGTAACAGAAATCACTAAAACTTATACAAACATAGGGCTCACTTTGTTCGCCCTTTTATGTGTGGATAGCCGTTTGGCTTAGATTAACAATCCGTTTGGAGGAATTATGGAACAATTTGATGTAAATGAATTTATGGACCAATGGGAGAAAGAACATGAACTATCTCATTAGTAAAATTGGTCTAGGTCACAGCATTGCAGTTGTGATTGTAGCCTTATTAACATTATTAGCAGTAGGTGCAAAAGCAGACGCTGTTAAACGTATTAATTACGCTATTGACTATGAGTTAGGCGTAGCTCACTTATGTGACGGTACTGATACAGCTTATGAAGTGCATCAGTGCAAATACGACTATTCGGAGTATATGAACAAATAGTTCTTTCTCCGAACAACCGGTTGAGCGTGGTATTTATACCGTATGGTTTCGCTTCGCTCAACCTTTTATTTGTGGCAATAGTGCCAATAACTTTAAACAACTTAACAAAAGAGGAAATTCCTATGTCATTATTCGATAAAGTAAACAACAAACCAGCAGTAGTAGCAAAATCAACTGAAGAACGCAAACCAAGTGAATTCTTCATCAACTTAGGCTTTAAAAAAGTCTATGGTGAGGGCGAAGACGCAGTTGAACGCTTTGTACAAATCCCATTGTTCATTACTGCTGATAACATTCAGCAAGGTATTGAACGTACTCGCAAAAACTGC